ATGATGATCCTCGTGCGTATAAGGATGTGATATCACCTCAAGGACATAGTGTTGAAATCAAAACTACATCTGCAAAAGGTGTAGCCAAAATGCTTAATACATGTGATTATTGGAAAGTCAGTGAACCTTGGAGACAATTACCTGAATGGCTTATGGTCTTTGAAAGTGAGTGGCTAAGTGGTGAATACATATTACAAGGTACATATAAATGGAATGGACAATCATATGCCGATGCTGCATTTGATTGGCAGAAAGAAGCAAAGGCTGCTATTGACTTACGTGAAGATGAATTGTGGCTTGCTAACCCTGTATGGAACATAAGTCACAATGCATAAAGATACTATACTGCAAGAAGCAATTGATGCTAATCCAAATATGATTGTACCATTTTATTTAATGTGTGCATATGCATATTATGAAAAAGATGAACCGATTGCTTCTGATGCATTCTTTGATAACTTAGCTAAAGTATATTTGGAAAAGTATGATGAGCTTACTCACCGGCATCGTGATGTTGTATCAAAAGAAGATTTAGAAGCCGGAACTTTTATGGGAAAGTATCCGTCTATTGTTGAAGGCGCTGTAGAGGATTTTAAAAATAGGACATAATGGTGGACCACCTTTAGACGACCACAATTATGCTTATCGCTTATTTCTATGGAAGAAAGCAAAAAAAGAATCAAAAAAAGTTCCTGTTGAAATTGTACGATTTCGTATAAAGGAAGCACGGAAAGAAGGATTAACATATGACGAATATTGTTTTAAATATCGTTTACATAAGGAATTAAGTTCAATATGATAGCAGGTAAAGTATGGGGTACGACCGAACTGATTGAAGCTAATGGTGCTCTTGAGTTTCATCGTATCGAAATGAATAAGGGTGGTGTTTGTTCTAAGCACTGCCATGAATTCAAATGGAATGGATTCTATGTTGAATCAGGTCGTATGCTTATTCGTGTATGGCAAAATGATTACGACTTAGTTGACGTGACAGAGCTACAAGTGGGACAATACTGTAAGGTAAAGCCTGGTGTATATCATCAGTTTGAATGCTTAGAAGACGGTGTTGCATTTGAATTGTATTGGGCAGAATTTAATCATAATGATATAAAGAGGGAAACGGTAGGACACGGATGAGATTTATAATTGGTGGTAAAGTAGTAAAACAGGATGAGCGCTATACAGTAACAGATAATACAACTCTTAAGAATTTGATTGTAAGTCAAACAGAACTTAATCCAAACAAATCAACAACCGGACATTCACATGCCGGTCAGGAAGAAGTATATTTGTTTCATCAAGGATCCGGTACTATGGAGATTGATGACAATCAATTTCAAGTAGATGTGGGCAGAGTAATCACAATACCTGATGGAGCATTTCATCGCGTGCATGCCGGAAGATATGGTTGCACATTCACATGTGTATTTGATGGAAAGAGATACGATGGATAATAGAGTTATAGGATTTACGGCTTCTACCTTTGATTTATTACATGCAGGGCATATTAGTATGCTACGAGAAGCAAAAGCAAAATGTGACTATTTAATTTGTGGATTGCAAGTTGATCCATCCTTAGATAGACCTAAAAAGAACAAACCAGTACAAACATTGGTTGAAAGATATACACAGCTACTTGCAGTTAGCTATGTAGATGAAATTATACCATATCAATCTGAAAATGATCTTATTGATATATTGCAAATGTATCCTATTAATATTCGTATTATGGGTGAAGAATACCGATCGATTCAATACACAGGCAAAGCTGAATGTATTCAACTTGGTATTGAAGTTTATTATAATAAGCGTAATCATCGCTTCTCTTCCTCCGGGTTAAGAGAACGGATATCGAGTAAAAAATAAACATTTACAACCTTACATTTTTGTGTTATAATTAACGTATTATAGGAGTATGATATGATTAATGGAATTCATGCAATTGTTGCATGCGATGACTTCGGTGGAATATCTAAAGATGGCGTAATGCCATGGCCTAAGAATCCTGCTGATATGGCTCACTTTAAACAACATACAGTTGGCCAGATAGTCATCATGGGCAGCAAAACATGGCATGATAAACAAATGCCTTCGCCCTTACCTAATCGATGCAATATTGTAATTACCTCACAAGAGCTAGAAGGTCCTGAGCTTACTATCTTTGGTAAGCTACATGAAAAGATACCTGACATACCGTTTGATCAAGTTCTGACAGAGAAGTGGATTATTGGTGGTGCACAAATTATTGAACAATGCCTTCCAATTATTGATGAGTTTTATCTTACGCGAATTCCAGGTCATTATGATTGTGATACATTCATACCTCTTGATGAAATCGGTCTACGCTTTAAATTAGCAGACGAGCATTGGGTAGGACAAACTAACTTTCAAAGGTTAATAAAACGATGGTAAATAAATTTGAAACTAACTATCTTGCGACAGCACGTAATATTCTATGGACTGGCGACCAACGTGAAGGACGTAATGGTGTAACTGTTTCTTTACCATTTCAATCTTTAACGTTTGATTTGCGTGATGGCTTACCTCTTATGACAACTCGTAAGAGCCATTATAAAGGTGTATTCGGTGAATATGCTGCATTGATACGTGGTCCTCAACACATTGATGACTTTACTAAGTGGGGCTGTAATTTCTGGAAGAAATGGGCACGACCTGACGGTACAATTAATCTTGATTATGGCAATGCATGGGTAGACTTTCATGGTGAAAACCAAATGGAAACAGTGCTTCATCTTCTTAAGAATGATTATACTGATAGACGAATGCTCATTACCGGTTGGGATCCATCAAACCTTAAGAATGTAGATTTACCTTGTTGTCACTATTCATATCAGTTTTGGTCAGACGGTAAGCATCTTGATTTACTATGGACACAAAGATCAGGCGATTGGATGATAGGCGTACCTGCTGATGCATTACTTGCTTCTGCTATGGTAAATCAGTTTGCTAGTCTTGCAAATATGATTCCGCGTAAAGTAACAATGATGATAGGCGATGCGCACATCTATGAAGATCATTGGGAAGCTACACGTGAACAAACACGTCGTAAGCCTTTTGATATGCCATCATATGGTTATATGGCACAGAAAGATTTGTATTCTTTTACGCCTGATGACTTCATAGTAAAGAACTATGAGCATCATCCTGCTATTGACTATTTACTTAAAGAGTAAAGTGTGATATAATATGGATAAGAAATGGGATAAACGTTATTTGGATATGGCTAGTGGCATTGCTCAATGGTCAAAAGATCCATCAAGTAAGATAGGCGCAGTTGCTGTTGGCGATAAAGGTCAGGTGCTAGCACAGGGCTTTAATGGCTTTCCTCGTAATATTAAAGATTGGGAAGAGCGTTTAAAAGTGCGTGAAACTAAATACAAGTTTATGATTCACGCTGAAATGAATGCTATCTACAATGCAACTTATAATGGTGTATCACTTGATGGTGCTACACTTTATGTTCATGGTTTACCTTGTTGCGCTAATTGTGCACTCGGTGTAATTCAAGTTGGTATTAAACGAGTAGTAATGCGCGGTAATATTAAACCTCAATGGGAGGAGTCATTTGAGATGACAAAACAATTATTTAACGAAGCAAATGTAGAATGGGAATTTATTGAATGAGTATTATGGATAGGTTGAAGAAGAACTCTAAACTGAAGCATACTGAAGTATTAGCTGAGTCTAAGTTTTTCAATGAAAAAGAACAAACACCAACAAGCGTACCTATGGTTAATGTTGCACTTTCAGGCGATCCTGATGGTGGCTTAACTCCAGGCCTGACTGTATTGGCTGGTCCAAGTAAACACTTCAAGACTTCCTTTGCATTGCTTATGGCAGCAGCTTATCTTGATAAACATGATGATGCTGTAATGCTATTCTACGATTCAGAGTTTGGTTCACCTCAAGCATACTTTAAACAGTTCGGAGTAGATCCATCTCGCGTATTGCATACACCTATTACAAATGTTGAAGAGCTTAAGTTTGATTTAATTGGACAGCTCGAAGCAATGGAACGCACAGATAAAGTTATCATTGTGATTGATTCGATCGGTAATGTTGCGTCAAAGAAAGAGATGGAAGATACTATGAACGAGAAATCAGTTGCTGATATGTCTCGTGCAAAAGCATTAAAAGGTTTATTCCGTATGGCTACACCTTATCTTGCTATGAAGAACATTTCTATGATTGCAGTTAACCACACATATCAAGAAATCGGATTGTTTCCAAAAGCAATTGTTTCTGGCGGTACTGGCATTTATTATTCAGCTGATAACATCTGGATTATTGGTCGTCAACAAGATAAAGTTGGTACTGAAATTAAAGGTTATCACTTTGTAATTAATGTTGAGAAGTCACGTTTTGTGAAAGAGAAGTCTAAGATCCCTATTAGCGTATCATGGGAAGGTGGCGTACAGAAATGGTCAGGCATACTTGATGTTGCATTGGCCGGTAACTTTGTTGCTAAACCATCAAATGGTTGGTATTGTCGTGTTGATATGGAAACAGGTGAGTTACTTGAACCTAAAGTAAGACAGAAAGATACCTTAGAAGAATCATTCTGGAAACCAGTCTTTGCTGACGGTAAGTTTAAAGAGTTCTTGAAAAAGCAATATCAAATCGGTCATGAGTCACTTGTGCCTATGGACGATATTGTGGTGGAGGCATGATACAAAACACTGACTATGAAATGATTCCAAACGATGTAGACGGTTGGGACATTCGAATCTTGACCGGTGAGTTTAATGAAACTGTATTTACTTTTGAACACTTAAGAGTTATTGATGATGGACTAAAGTATAGGATTTCTATTGTTGAATCTCCAATAGAAGATCTTAATCCTGATGAAAATATAGGTTTACAAAAGGCTGCAGGTGCGATATTATATAATGTATTAGATGACTATTGCAAGGAATCAAAATGAATACAGCAAATATTGAACAAACTATATTAAGAAACCTTTTAACAAATGAAGGGTACACTCGTAAAGTAATACCCTTTATTCAAAAAGAGTATTTCGAAGGAGTGTATCAAAAACTGTTTGAACAGGTTCTAAGTTACACTGCCAAATATAATAAGCTACCTACATCAGAAGCGTTGCAAATTGAGATTGATGATAAATCAAACTTTACTGATGAACAGTATCGCCATGTGGTTGAAATCATGCCACGTTTGTTTGATGAAGAACCTGTCGATGAAACATGGCTTTACAATCGTACAGAGAAGTGGTGTCAAGATAGAGCACTCTTTAATTCGATTATGGAATCAATTAAGATTATTGATGGCAAGCACCAGAAGCTAACAAAAGATTCATTGCCTGATTTGCTTACAAAAGCATTAGGTGTTACTTTTGATACTAATGTTGGCCACGACTATCTTGAAAACATTGACGAACGCTATGCATTCTATCATGCACAAGAAGAAAAGATCCCATTTGATATTGAGCTATTGAATAAAATAACAAAGGGTGGGTTATCAAACAAAAGTCTTAATATTGCACTTGCTGGTACAGGTGTTGGTAAGTCGTTGTTTATGTGTCACATAGCAGCAAACTCTCTCATCCAAGGTAAGAATGTTTTATACATAACATTAGAAATGAGTGAAGAACGTATTGCTGAACGTATTGACGCTAATCTTCTTGATCTACCAATTGATCAGATAGAGCATATGTCACAAGAAATGTTTAGTAATGCTGTTAATCGTTTGAAAACAAAAACAAACGGTCGATTAATTGTAAAAGAATATCCTACTGGTACAGGTAATTCAAATCACTTCCGTGCTTTATTGAATGAACTTAAGCTAAAGAAAGCATTTGAACCTGATATTATTATGATTGATTACTTGAATATATGTGCATCGTCACGTATTAAGATGAGTAGTGAAGGTAATAGCTATGGTTACATTAAAGCAATCGCAGAAGAACTACGAGGGCTTGCAGTTGAATTCGACTTACCGATTGTCTCTGCAACGCAAACGACACGTAAAGGTTTTTCTAATTCAGATCCTGGGTTGGAAGATACAAGTGAGTCTTTTGGATTACCCGCAACTGCAGACTTAATGTTTGCTCTTGTTACAAACGAAGAGCTTGAAGAAGAAGGTAACATTATGATTAAGCAATTGAAGAATCGCTATAATGATCCGAGTACATATAAACGATTTCTTGTAGGCATTGATCGTAGTAAGATGCGATTAATGGATGCAGAAAAGCAAGACCTTATGAAAGACACTCCAACCTTTGATAAAACAAATCAAGGTGAGGACCAAAAGAAATTCGATGAATGGAAGTTTTAAATGACAAATGAGATAAATATCCTTAAGCAAAATGTTCTTGACTTGCAAGGCCAACTGCAAGCCGCCTATAAACGTATAAAGGAGTTATCAGATATGGTTCAACCAAGCTATTCTTACAGAGAAATATCAACCTATTGGGGAAACGATCAAACATATTATAGTGATGAACCACCAACTGGATACTGTAAAGTTTGGTATAATGCAAAGGAAGAGATGTTTGGTATTGATTGGTTTAACGAAGATGATCAAAAAATTGCATCTGAAGAGTATCCTAATAAGTCAATGCATTTTGTAGAGAGTGCTGCAGAGAATTGGTCACACGGAGTTAAGCCCACACCACTGTAATATATTTGTAACAGTTACAAATTAATTGCAATTAACCGTTTACATTATTATGTAAACGTGGTATAAAGATACTATGAAAAAATCAACTATATCAAATATCGTTAATGGTGTTGTAGTTGGCGGCTT